TGGTATGATCCGCTTGCACAATCATTCTTAGTTGAGGACAATACAGGGTGTTTCCTTACTAGTTGTGATGTGTTCTTTAGAACGAAAGATGACATGGATATTCCTGTTGTCTTCCAATTAAGAACAATGGTAAATGGATCTCCTTCACCCAAAGTTCTTCCATTCTCTGAGATTGTTCTTGATCCAGACGATATTCAAACTTCTGCTGACGGATCTGTATCGACTAATATTCAATTTAAGGCACCTGTCTATTGTGAAGGTGGAACTGAGTATGCAATTTGTTTAGCATCCAACTCAACCAAATATAGTGTTTATATATCAAGAATTGGTGAAAATGATCTTTTGACTGATACGTTCATTTCAAACCAACCATATCTTGGATCACTCTTTAAGTCACAGAATGCTTCTACATGGGAACCAAGTCAATGGGAAGATTTAAAGTTTACTCTTTATAGAGCAGATTTCCTTGAAAATGGATCTGTAGAATTCTACAGTCCAGAACTTGCGAGAGGAAATAATCAAATTCCAAAACTTCTTCCAGATTCAATTATAATGAATTCTAGACAAATTAGAGTTGGTCTTGGAACTACGGTAGCAGATTCTTATGAAATTGGAAACACTTTCTCACAACAAGGAACAAATGCAACTGGAGATTTGGTTGGAGTAGCAGCATCTGCTGTAGGTAATCTTAGCATCAGTAATGCTGGTTTGGGATACACTCCTGCAGATGGAAGTCGCACTTTTACTGGAGTTAATCTTATCACTCTTACTGGCAATGGTAGAGGTGCAACAGCAGACATTAGTATTGTGAATGGAAGTATTGTTGCTAGTGGAGCAACTATTTCTAATAATGGTGGATCTGGATATCAGGTTGGTGATGTTGTTGGTATCGATACTATCGGAGCAGCATCGGTTGGTACAAATGCAAGACTGACAATTGCAGGAATTGGTATCACCAATGAACTTGTATTCAATAATGTTCAAGGTGAATTTGTTGTTGGTGCAGCAAAGACACTAATGTATGTTAACAGTTCAGGAATTACTACAGAACTTAATTCTTCTGGCAATGCTGGACTTGGAACTGGTGGTGATGTTCAAATATCTGCAATTAATATTGATAACGATGGAACTCACTTTACAGTCAACCATCAGAATCATGGAATGTATTTTGCAGATAATGTGGTTAAAATATCTGGAGTGCTTCCAGATATTAGACCAACTAAACTAACTGCAGAATTTGCCTCAGGATCTACTGGTGGAATTGCAGTTGGTGGTGCAACAACATTCTCATCTTTCGAAGGTGTTGGTGTTGGAACAACTAATGTTGGACATTTGTTAATTGGAGAAGAAATTATTCAATATACGAATGTTTCTGGAAATACAATTGGTGGAAATATTGTTAGAGGATCTGAACCAAGAACTTATCCAATTGGAACTCAGGTGTTTAAATATGAAAACTCTGGTATTAACCTGAATAGGATTAATACTACACATGATTTGAATAATGTAACTCAACTAGATCCATTTACTTTTGACTCATATAAAGTTAAAATTGATATGAGTGCCACTACAGGAACTGATAGAAGCACTGATATTGGTCATCCAAAACTTTATATTGGACAGACGAAATCCACTGGTGGAAAAAATATAATGGCTACTCAAAACATGCCATTTGAAATTATTACACCACAAGTTCAAAATCTTACTGTTCCTGGAACAAATATTAGTGCTCAAGTGAGAACAACCACAAGTAAGAGTTTCAGTGGAAATGAAATCCCATACATTGATGCAGGATTTGAAGATATTACAATAAATCAAAAGAATTATTTTGATACTCCAAGAATGATTGCATCTAAAGTCAATGAAGACTTAAAGTTGACAAATATTGTTGGTGGTAAGTCCATGCAAATGAGTCTTGCATTAAATACGACTGATAGTCGTGTAAGTCCCATCATTGATGCTCAAAGAGTTAATGCCATCATTACCTCAAATAGAGTTAATGACGTTATTACAAACTTTGCTACAGATCCTAGAGTAGATACTATTGAAGAGGATCCTACAGGATGTCAGTACGTTTCTAAGGAAATTGTTCTTGAAAATTCTGCTTCTTCTATTAAAATTATAGTTGCTGCTCATATTGGAGAGGATGCTGATTTAAGAGCGTTCTTTGCTGTAAATGGTGAACCTGGACTTGATCCAATCTTTACACCTTTCCCAGGATATTCAAACTTGAATTCTAGAGGACAAGTGATTGCTAAAGAAAATAATAATGGAGAATCTGATTCATTCATTATTAAATCAAATACAAAAGCATTCAATAGCGAAAGCATTGATTACAGAGAGTATACATTTACAGTTGATCAACTTCCTGCATTCAAGACTTATAGAGTAAAACTCTCACTGATATCTAAGAGTCAGTGTTTTGTTCCTAGAGTTAAAGATCTTAGAGTAATTGCTTTAGCATAATATGGATTTTTACGATTTAGAAGGGCATAAGGATCTCGCAAGAGATCCTGCAACCAATGCAGTAATTAATGTTAACACTTTAGAATATAAACAGTATCTTGCGAGACATGAAATCAAATCTGAAAAGAATGATAAGATACAAAATATTGAAAATGATTTTGCTAATATGAAGAGTGAAATAAATGAAATCAAATCTCTATTAAAGGAGTTAATACATGGATCCTGATACTATAGAACTAAGCAATTTATCAAAGCAATTTGCTTACACTAAGATGGCATCACAGATAGATAGTTGTGATGATTGTGAAGAATTAAAAAATATTGCAAAATCTTTTTGCAAATTATATTATAAGCAGCAAGAAACAATGAAACTAATAGGAATAGTAGATGGCAACTAAAAACATTACTTTTGATCCTGATTCGGGAGTTCCTTATGGATTAAATTTGACCATATATGGCGGGTCAGATTTTTTAACAAACTTGAATGTTTTTGATACATCAAATTCTGCTTTTAATTTAACTGGTTATACTGGATCAGCAGCAATATCAAAAAGTGTTGCCGTTGGTGCAACACTTGGAATAACTACTTCATTTACTGTAGGACTTACTAGTGCATTTGATGGTAAAATGTCAATATCATTAGGAAGAACTGATACTAGGAATCTAAACGAAGGTAGGTATATGTATGATGTCTTAGTTAGTTCTGGGTCAACTGTGTATAGTCTTGCCAATGGAAATGTTTATGTTTACAATCCCGTTTCATCAGCACCATAAATACAGTTAGGAAACTTGTGAATATATGGCACAACCAGCAAGTAGATCAGAATTAATTAATTATTGCAAAAGGCAATTGGGGGCTCCTGTCCTTGAAATTAACGTTGCCGATGAGCAAGTAGATGATCTTGTTGATGATGCTCTTCAGTATTTTCATGAAAGACATTTTGATGGAGTAGTACAGACATATTTAAAATATAAAATAACTCAAGACGATATTGATAGAGGAAAAGGTAGAGGTGGAACTAATCCAATAGGAATTGTTACTACTACTGGAACTTCTACAGTTGGAATTGCAGCTACTTTTTCATACGAGGAAAATAGTAATTTTATTCAAGTTCCTCCTTCAGTAATAGGAATTAATAAAATTTTTAGATTTGATAATAGCACCATATCTGGAGGAATGTTTAGTTTAAAGTATCAATTATTTTTAAATGATTTATACTTTTTTAATTCCTTGGAAATGTTATCATATGCAATGACAAAAACATATCTTTCTGATATTGATTTTTTATTAAATACTGAAAAACAAGTAAGATTTAATCAAAGACAGGATAGATTGTATTTGGATGTTGATTGGGGAACTATGCAAGTAGACGAGTATATTATTCTAGATTGTTGGAGACTTTTAGATCCAAATGATTTTACAAGAGTTTATAATGATTCATTCTTAAAAAAATATCTTACCGCATTGATAAAAAGACAATGGGGTCAAAATTTAATCAAATTCCAAGGAGTTAAACTTCCTGGTGGAATTGAATTAAATGGAAGACAAATATACGATGATGCTGAAAAAGATTTGGAAATAATCAGGGAGCAAATGTCCAATACATATGAACTTCCACCTCTCGATATGATAGGTTGATACTATGGTATTAAATCCATTTTTTACTCAAGGGACATCATCTGAGCAAAATCTTGTTCAAGATTTAATAAATGAGCAACTAAGAACTTATGGAGTAGATATTTTTTATCTACCTAGAAAATACTTAACAGAAAATACTGTTATTAGAGAAGTAGTTCAATCAAAATTTGATATGGCACTTCCTCTTGAGGCATATATTGACAATTATGATCAATATTCTGGAGCAGGAAATTTACTATCGAAATTTGGTATTGAATCTAAAGATGAAGTAAGACTTATAATTTCAAGGGAACGATTTGAAAATTATATAACTCCATTAATTCAAGATCAAACAAATGTAAAGTTATCAACAAGGCCAAAGTCTGGAGATCTTATTTGGTTTCCACTTGATGATAGGATATATGAAATTAAAGATATTGAATATGCAAAACCATATTATCAATTACAAGATCTTTACACATATGAACTATATTGTGAACTCTTCAGATTGGAAGATGAAGTTATTGCAACTGGAATTCATGATATTGATAATAATTTAATTGGTGAAGATTACGATGGACAAACAGATGATGGTATTAATACTATCCAAGGTCCTACACAAACACTTACTTTAGTTGGTTCTGCAGTAACTGCTACAGCAACTGCTGCTATCGTTAATGGTGGGGTCAGGTTCTTCACAATTACGAATAGGGGTGGTGGGTATAATAGCGTCCCTACAGTAGGCGTCACGTCCGCTCCAGCGGGCGGTAGAACAGCGATTGGTATTGCTACCATGATTGGTGGTATTAATGTATGTAACCTCAATGCAAATCCAAAATTGCAATCAGTCCAAGCAGTTAATGTTGCCAATTCTGGATTTGGATACACTATAGCACCTGGAGTAAGATTTTCTGGTGGGGGAAAAGGAGTTGGGGCAGCTGCTACAACTACAATTGGAGATGGTGTTGTAGGTGTTGTAACAATAACATCAGGTGGTTCTGGATATGTTGACAATCCAACAATTAGTTTTACAAATCAAATATTTAAAACAGGAGTCGCTACAGTTTCTGCTGCTGCAACTGCTATAGTTAGTGCTGCTGGAACTATATCTAACATTTACATTACAAATGCTGGTGTTGGATATTCTGTAGCACCGACCATTGTTGTTGCTGGTTCTGATAGTATTGGTTCTGGTACATTTGTTTTTAATGAAATTGTCACTGGTTCTTCTAGTAACACTACAGCAAGAGTTAGAACTTGGGATGCATCAACTAATATACTTATAGTTGCAACAGTTGCAGGAGAGTTTACTAGAGGAGAAACTTTAGTAGGTGGAACTTCTGGAGCATCATATGAATTACGTGTCATCGATGTTCAACCAGCAGACGATGGATTTGCTGATAATATTAATATTGAAATAGAAGCAGACAAGATAATTGACTTTAGTGAGCAGAACCCATTTGGAATGCCCTAAATAAAAATATCTTATACTTGAGATATTGTAGGATTAACAATGTTTGAATATTTTTACAACGAAATATTGAGGAGGACCATTATATCTTTTGGTACGCTTTTCAATAACATTAGCATTAAGCATGAAGACTCTTCAGATAACGTTGTAAGCGTTGTAAAAGTCCCTTTGGCATATGGACCTACCCAGAAGTTTTTAGCAAGACTAGAGCAGTCTCCAGACCTCAATAAACCCTTTGCAATTACTTTGCCAAGGATGTCTTTTGAGTTTACTGGATTAACTTATGATCCATCAAGAAAAGTATCTACAACTCAGACATTTATTGTAAAAGATCCAAATGATGGGACTGAGACTAAGAAATCATATATGCCAGTTCCATATAACATGCAGTTTGAACTGTCTGTTATGTCAAAGTTAAATGATGATGCCCTTCAAATTGTAGAGCAAATTTTACCATATTTTCAACCAGCATATAATTTATCCGTAGAGTTGGTTGAGGCAATTAAAGAGAAAAGAGATATTCCTGTCGTCTTGGAAAATATTACCATGCAAGATGATTATGAGGGGGATTTTACATCTAGAAGAGTACTTCTCTATACATTTAGATTTACTGCAAAAACATATCTATTTGGTCCTGCATCCAATGCAACCAAAGATATTGTCAAAAAGGCTACTATCAGTTATCTTACTGGAACAGATACTTCAAATACAACAAGAGAAGTTTCTTACTCCTCAACTCCAAGAGCAGTCAAAAATTACACTGGAGATGCGGCAACTACTCTTGCTGCAGACATAACCATATCTGTGAAAACATTTGAGGTTGCGGATGGTTCTACTTTGACTAAGGGAACTTATATTGATATTGATGGAGAGGAGATGTTCATCAAATCTATAACTGGAAACAAAATTACCGTCAATCGCGGTCAAGATGGAAGCACTATTACAACCCATTTGGGTGGAGCAGAAGTTCACACAATTGATGCTGCAGATAATGCTTTGATCGAGGTTGGAGATGACTTTGGATTTAGTGGTGGATTCTAATGACACCTATGACAAAAAAATTTGACGGACTAAACGAAACTTTTAACACCAATGACGATCTTCTTCATCCAGAAGTTATAGAAAAAAAAGTTGAAAAAATTAAAAATGCTGTTGATGATGTAAAAAAAGATTATGATTATACAAGAGGTAATTTATATTCTATAATTGAAAAAGGACAAGAAGCAATTAATGGTATTCTTGAACTTGCACAAGAGAGTGAAATGCCTAGGGCATATGAAGTTGCTGGGCAGTTAATTAAAAATGTGGCTGATGCTACTGACAAATTAATGGATCTTCAGAAAAAACTAAAAGACGTTGAGGAAGAGAAACAAACAAA